GTTATCTTTATCGGGAGGAGTCTCTTTGGTCACCGGTTCCTCAACCGGTTCCCTTAACTCTTCCCTGCTCTTTTCCATCCTCTCCTCTGTTTTTATCATATTGACAAGTTCATCCTGCTGATCTAAAAGGCCCTGGACCTTGCCATATTCTTCCATGGTAACGTCTTCGCGTTTTTCGCCTTTATCATCCAGAGTGATCTCATCAATCTGAGTCTGGAGTTTCTTTAACTCCAGTTTCATCTCAACGAGCTTCATATTTATGCTCCTATATATTTTTCCACTTCCAATTTTGTCTGTCTCATTCGGATTAGAGTGCCATAAGGCGGCTCATCCCCCGCTTCGGAGTGGCCTTCTGCGGTCGGCTCCTCTTCAACAACGTAATCAGAGAGTATGGTTAAAAATCCACGCAATGTATCTTTATCTGTTTCACTTAATTCCAATCCCCGCTTTGCCCTTACCATAATCCTGCCTACAAGCTCATAATCCTCGCCCACATCCTGCAGTAATGTCCTGAGTTTCAAGTCTGTCTGTGGATAGGCCGGAAACGTCACGGGGCTTACATCAAGTAACTTCACCTCAATCAGGGTGCGCTCATCAAGTTCCTTGCCCTCGCCCTGTTCCCAACTATCTTTCATGGTAACAAATCCAAAGCTATTCTGTGTAATGTCACCACGCTTTACGCTTTCTTTCAGGTCACGGGCATAAGAGGTATCCGGTAGTGACACAAGATATTTCAATCCCCTTTTATCTTCTTCAAGCTCGAGTGTGCCATTTGCGGCACGGCCAATAATGAGATTGGGATCATGGTTGATAAGTGCTCGCACATCAGCCCCATCTTCAAGGGTTTTTTTAAAGGCACCTCTCTTTATCTTCTCCCTGAAAAACCCCAAGTCTTCACTCCATTTATTAAATACTGCTGCATATCCTTCAAGCTTATTCCCATCCTCGAGTAAACGGCATTCCCCCGCATCAATATATCTACGTTCCGTATCCATACTTTTATTCTCCTTATTTTTCCACTGGGAGAAGCACACCGCCAATCTTTGTTTATTGTCTGGATAGTCCTCATTCATGGTGTCATTTCCCATGCATCGCTCTATAAAATCATCTTCGCTTTCGTCTTTTTTAGGTTTGGGTATTGGCATTACTATTTCCTATTGTAAAAATCCCATATACGGGTTATGTCCTCTTCGTCATTCTCCCCAAAGGCAAGGTCAAGACACCGGCCATATTCTCTTGTCCCTTTGTACATAAGCCGATGGATAACGCCTTTATCAAACCCAAACATATCTCCGGGTTGCCCATCTACTGCGATTACATGTTCACCGGCAAACTTTTTTAATTCCTCCCTGTTATACCGTATCTTTTTGGGCACCGGCACATCACTATACTGCACCGTGAATGAATCAAACAAATAATAAAACTGTGCGCGTTTCTGATGGAACTGCATAGACAACGCCTGTCCCGATTTGACAAACAGAATCTTGGCCGTACAGATTTCATTATCTGAATAAAGGCCATAATATCCCCATGGCCGCGTGGTATTCAGATTTTTGAAAACCCCCAAATGTCCAAAGACACCATTCTCTGTTATTCTCATTTTTCCCCCTAACTCGCCACTGGCTCAAGTTCCATGGGCTCCCGAATATAGCCCTGTTTATAATACGCCCTGGGTTTCCATTTTCTAGTGAGACTGAAAAACTCGTTGTAATAATCCTGGTGGTAATAAATCGGCTCGGGAAATAGACTTTCATCCCTAAACCATATGGAGCCCTCAAATCCCTGCCCGGTATAAGCAAACCCGCATGTTGCACAAGGTCCGGTAAAATGCCCCTTTCTCTGTTCTTCCCTGAACTCGGTAAACTTCGCATTGTTGTATATATCAAGTAACGGAGTGCCATCATCCTTGATTCTTGCCATTGCGAGTTCCGGGTCATTGGTCATGCGATTATTATAGGCACATAGCACTACCCGGCCGTCACTCTTGATTACCATGAAATTGTTATCTGAATACTGACAGGGGAACACCCTCATCTCGTCATTCTGGTCTTCTATCAATGCCTTGCCCACGCATACATATGAAACACCCCTGCGTTGCAGCCAATAAGCTATATAATTCTCTATCTCTTCAAAATCCTGCCCGCGCCGACAAATCTTTAATGCCACATCAATGGCCGATCCCTTTTCCAGTTTCAATTTGAGAAATCGGTCAATGTTCCCCAAAACCTTTACCCTGTCCGTACCGGGACGGGCGAGCTCAATACTTTTTGATTTATTATCACACAATCCATCAAGAGAGAAGATGATCTGATAAACGCTTGTATTTTCAGTGATATGCTCAAACAACTCATCAAGCCAAATGGTGCCATTCGTCGTTATATATGCCGGTAATTTCCGATCGGTAATATAGCGTATCATTTCGGGATATCGGGGATGCAATAACGGCTCACCATTTAACCAGGGGACAATAGTACAGGGAAAGTTGACCCTATCAATAATGGATTTAAAAAGGTCAAAACTCATATGCCCGACATTGGCACCCTCTTTCCATTGCGGGCAAAACTTGCATCTCAGGTTACATTTGCTTGTAACTTCAATATCAATCTGTTTTGGTACGAGCCTCTCCATATTCACCTCACATCGCTATTATTGTGCAATCACAACCTGCATGTAACGCCGGATGAGATACATTGCTACTCATAAGTAATGGTCCATGCGTTGCCCCAAAGGGCTCGAGTACATCACCCTTATGAAAATAACTTCCACCTCGCCCTATCGCCATGCCATCCAGGGAATCACAATACGGGCAATTATCACCTATCGTTACCCATCGGGATTGCAAACCGGCAGCCCAATATACATGCTGTGAAAATGCACACTCGCCGTCAACAACCTCTCTATCCGCCACCTTATCCGGCCGTTTCTCTTCCCATTCGGCCAACCGCTTGTCTATAGCTTCAATCGGGTCCCTTTCTTCCTCTTCTGCTTTCCGTGCCTCGGATTTTAGTTGCCCTCTCGAGGAGTTGACGTATCTATCTGTGGTAATATCCACGTATCCTTCGACATAATCCTGCGTTTCCTTCGCGTCAATACCATCCATACCCGTTTCCCCAATAGCAACTTCCATAATGGCATCAGCATAACTATTAATGGGTGCAGAGAAAGATTGACGGATTTTCGCTTTGTTTTTCGCATACCATTCATCTATAGCCTCTTTGAAATCCAATAGTGACCGCTCATCGTATGACTTATGGGCAATCTTCATAACCGCATCCCGTTCTTTCGCTATAATGGTGCGTGTCACTTCGCGGAATAGCTTTTTATATCGTCCGGCATATCTGCGCCGTAGTTGTATAGAGCGAATTGCCTCGCGCTTCAATCCTTTTGCAAGTAATCTTTTTTCAAGGTTTTTCTTTTCCGGTTCCTCTTCTTTAGGCTTTTCTTCTTTGGGCTTTTCCTCTTCCGGCTCCCCCTCAAATGGCTTTCCCTCTATCGGCTCTACTTCCCCCGCCTGGCTCGCATCTGTCATATTAAGGGGCATCCAGTACATTCCCCCGACTTCCTTGTCTTTAATGGGATTCATGTTCTCTTTAGCTCGCCACTCGTCGGCATTCATAATCCCATTTTGCCGTGCTGTGGCATATGCCTGGTACCTGGTGGCCGTATCCCCCCTGAGTAACGCATCCATCAGGAATTCAGTGAAATATGTTTTCCTCTCGTTAACATCCAACAGTTTCCAATTGAGATGGTTTTCCCAACGTACCAACCAGGGCCGTATCGTATCGGTAACGTATTCTATTTGTTGATGCTCAATATTGGTATAAGTAGACCGTGATAATTCCTTCAATTTGTGTGGCGGGATATGAAACCAACGGGCGATTTCATCAACCTGGAATTTCCTTGTTTCGAGAAATTGTGCATCATCGGGAGGGATAGTGAGTTTATCAATATCCATACCCTCTTCAAGGATAAACGGCTTATGTGCATTACTTAATCCCTGGTATTTCTCCTCCCATTGTTTCCGTATCCTATCAATGGCACCCGATTTCTCACTGAACCGCCCGGGATGCTTTAACACAATTTCTGTGTTGGCACCATTACCAAAGAATCTTGCGCCAAACTCCTCGGTGGCTAATCCCAAACCTATTGATTGCCGTGCTATGCTAATAACCGATTTACCCACACGCCCATCAAACCCGAATCCTGGTATATGCAATATCTGCTCTGGCTTAAAAATGTGCTCCCGGTGGTTGGTATCTTTAAAAACGTATATCAACCGGCCGTTTTCACGTTTTACCTGTACACGCTGGGGATTTAACGGCCATAACGAATCAATTTCATCTCCCTTGGTACGGATAATCTGTGAATAAGCGTTTCCCCATAACAAGAGATGGGCTTGTGATATCTCCCGCCATATATAGCTTGTCATTTCGGAATTCGGTTGGTTATGCAGTAAGTTATATAACTCACTACGCTGATATCGCTTCTTTCCCGATTCCCCAACCCTCTGATATAGGATTAATGGCAAGCTCGCAATAGTGTTGCTAATAATCCACACGGCATCAAACACGGCACTATAATTAATTGCCGTTGTTTCAGATACTGAGGGACCGGCATATGTATTAACTCCGCCATGCCCTTCAATAATCCTGTCTAAATCTTCTATTGTTTGAAAACCGCGCTTGTTTAATCTATTACCTAAACGTAAACTTTTTATTATTCCCATTATGCCATCTCATAGTGAGATTAGCCCCCGATCTTCATAAACACTTGCTCCCGCGCTATTAACCATGCAATATATCGCCATGGCCAACGCTACCATTCCATCTATACGCTTTGTCGCTTTTGCTTTATCAAACTTGATATTCTCTGCCGGGTCCATACGCACGGCCACATTATCAAACATCCACCGCATCACCGGGTTACCGTCATGCTTCAACTTCCGGCTCATAATAACCTTCTGTACTTCTTTCACCGCCGGGGACATGCTCGCATAGCCCTGGCCTACTGGGGTTACTGTAAATCCCATGTCCTGTAGGTGGGTACTGATTAATGTTGCCCCCCATCGGTCAAATCCTATCTCCTCTATCCGGTATTCATCCCCAAGCTGTTCCAACTTCCGCTCAATAAAGTCATAATCAATAATATCCCCAGGGGTTGCTTCAATTAGTCCTTCTCGGACCCAGGTACTGTACGGGACCCTATCTTTAATCTCCCTGTCATGCATACTCTTTCGAGGAATCCAAAAAAAGGGGAGAATCTCACAGTGGCCATCATCAAACGGAAAAACGAGCACCAACGCCGAGATATCAGTTGTGGACGATAAATCAAGCCCTGCAAAACACCGCCTGCCTTTAAGCTCACTCAATCGACCCCTGCAAGCTTCCCAAAATGTTACATCTAACCACCGTGTTTCCTGAGAAGTCCACTGGTTCAGGTACAATCGCCGGAAGGTATTCTGTAAAGGAGGGACATTCTTGGCCTTGTCATACATGGCCTGCATTTCTTCAATGCTCCGAAACGACCCTAACGCCGGATTCGCCTTATACCATACCTTCTCATCCTGCCAATCATCATCCTCATCTGCACAATAAATAACCGGATAAAACGTGGGATCTTCAATAACACCGTCCAATATCTGCCTTGCGTAATCATGTTGCTCCCAACAGATACTTTCTTTATCATATCCAGCTGTAGTAATAGCAAAAATTAGGGGTTGGGCCCGTGTGCCGCCACTTGTGCTTAAAACGTCCCACAACATGCGGTTGGGTTGCACATGGAGCTCATCAAAGATAATCCCATGGGCGTTATACCCATGTTTTGTCCTATCATCGCTGCTGAGAACATGATAATAGGAATTACTGTTTTTTATTAAAATGCGCCTGGTCGAATAAAGAATGCGACACATCGCGGAGAGGTCTTTGTGATACTCCACCATACTTGCAGCAACATGGTAAACAATCGAAGCCTGATCTCTATCACCCGCCGCACCGTAGACTTCTGCTCCGGCTTCGCCGTCAGCAAATAGTAGATATAGCGCAATGGTTGCCGCCAATTCAGATTTACCATTCTTCCTCGGTATCTCAATATACACCGTGCGATATTGACGGGTACCATCCTCATTAAGTGTACCAAAGATATCACGGACAATCTTTTCCTGCCAATCCTCGAGCTTAAATTGTGTCCCTGCCCATTTACCCTTGGTATGCTTGAGAAAGTTAATAAACTGTACTGCTCTGTCGGCTTTATACTTTTCAAGTTCTTTATGGGTCATTAACTATACGTTACACTATCCAATAGTGCCTTCATCCCCCCATCATCATCTTTTTCTTTAACATGTATCTTGGTCCTAGAGGAGGGGGTCATACCAAACTCATTCATAAACATACGAGCCTCTTTAGCGTATGCCATCTTCCTATCTGCATCTGCGTTATACCATTGCGAATATAAGACACAGTACATTTCAAATGCTGGCAGATCTAATTCGGTCAATATCCCAAGGTTGTATAATGCCTTGCCTCTCTTCCTCCATTCCCGACGTGCTACTCTATTTCCATCTAAACTTCTAGGAGGTTTAGGGTAGGATAAGGCCGGCTGGGGATTCTCCGGTATGGGCCGATGTCCCCGGTTGCCCTCGAGGACCCTCAATGCTGTTGGTTTCGGTTTATTGCTCATAATAATTATGGGGGGCTCTTCCACCCCCCATTCCTATATATCCATTAACATTGGACTGCATTACTGCGGTCACTTCTGTTAATTTGCTATTGTCCAGTTCCTTTCCTGAATTAAATACCCTGGCCATTCGGGAAAGGTAATATCACCATTCTTTTTAAACTCTAATGGAGGAGGGGGCTCCGATACATGATAGATTTTTTCGCATACTATAAAATCAAACCACTCAGGACTCGTCAATATTTCCTGTACCCGATAAACATTTTTGCCTATTCTTACTAATTCGAGTTGTTCTCCATCAATCTGATATTTTTCACAATTAATGACTTCCTGTAATGATGGATAATCACCACTCAATAAAAGCCCATTAACATGATAATTCTCAACGAATGCAAGGCGTTTTAAGGAATTAAGTCTATCTTCTCTATCCATACCGCCCTTCAATATATATGTTACATACGGTCTACATTTTGTAGATAATCGGCCAATGACATGCATTCAAGATTAATCTCTTTATATCGTTTTCTTATATTTTCCCTCAACCTTTGTGCATGGCTTGTGGCTGTACTATATTCAATTTCCATGATATATGCCGCCTGCCGTAATGTGGCACCCTGCCGTAATAACCGGAATAGCTCTAATTGACGACCTTTCAATATTGGCTCAAAATCATCCAATAGCTGTTTAACGCTTTCACCATCATGTTCCGCATCATCGTAATATTCCATATCATCCCCTATAGACAAAGAGACACCAACCACCCCTTGGTAGCCAATGCCTCCTTACATTGTGTACTGTGCTTTATTTAATCCTCATCATAAAATTCCATCAATGGCCCCCAACGTCCCCTACGGAGATTGACATCTTTATCACCGCATAAAACTTTTATCAATTCTATTGTACAAAAATTCTCCTCTAATTGATCCTCTAATAATCGATAAGCTTCTTTGTGCTGTTTTTTAATTTGTTTTTCCCGCTTCTTAAAATACCATCTGTTATGCATATTACGCCCCTCGGTAGCCAATACCCCTTACCCGATATCGTCAATCTTTTATTTGTATAGCCAAAAATCATTCCACCATGCTATACTAATAAATATCATTGCTATAAGTGCTATGCCCCAAATAATCATCATGATTTATTCGTACCATCCTAGAAGCTTTATTTCATTTGCACCATCAGAATGGTCAGTATACATGAT